AAAAGATTTAAAAATTATTAATAAAAATAAAAAGCAAATAGAAAAAATATTAAAAGATATTTTACATAGTGCTGGAACAAAAATTGATAATTTAGATAATTTAAAAAAATATTATGAGCAAGGATTAATTGATAAAAATCCTTTAGAACTTTTTGAAAGCCCATCCGCAAATAAATTAATTAATGAGGCATTAAAAGACACTTATACTATTATGGATTTGATAAATACAAAAGCAATAGAAGGTGCAAATTGGGCATATAAAAACATTATTAATAAAGCCTATATTGAAACTTCTAGTGGAATTTATACTTATACCGAAAGTATTAGAAATGCACTTGATAGTTTTGCCAAAGAAGGCATTAAAACTGTAAATTATGAAAGTGGATTAAGCTTATCAATTGAATCAGCAATTAGGAGAGATGTAGTTACTAGAGTAAATAAACTAGTTGGAGATTGTGAAATAGAGAATGCTAAATTATTGGGAACAAATTTGATGTATGTAGATCAACATTTAGGTGCTAGAGTTAGAACTAAATATACAAAAGAAGATTATGAAGTTCATGCAGAGTGGCAAGGTAAGAAATATATGATTGAGGGTTCTAATAATAAATATGATAATTTATATGAAAAAACTGGTTATGGAAAAATGTTGGGTTTAAAAGGCATAAATTGCTATCATCATATGCATCCAACATGGGAATGGGAAAAAATACCAGATAGAATAGATGAAGTAGAAAATAAAGAAAGATATGAACTTCTTCAAAGACAAAGAGCATACGAAAGAAATATTCGAAGTTTGAAAAGACAAAAATTAGTCGCAAAAGAAATGTCAAACAAAGAAGATATATCTGCAATCAATAAGAAAATAAAATCAACAAATTTAAAATTTGACAATTGGTTAGAAAAACATAGTTTAACAAGAGATTATAATAGAGAATATGTGTCAGATAGGAAGTGATTTAAATGAGCGAAATTGGTGGTATATGGCGAACAATAGGTGGCCGTAGGGTGTTCATAAAAGATGGTCAAGGATTAAAAGAAGCCATGATAGAGAGTAGAAAGTTCAAAAAAAATAATTTTTTTAGTGACAATAGAACAAATACAATAATAAACCAAAAGGACCTTGAAGTAGATAAAATCGTTTCTACTATAAAGCTTTCAAAGGAGGAGCATAGCGCTTGTAACGAGATTTTTGAAGAATTTAAAAAAAATAATAATGAAAATCTTATATTAATTGATAAAAATTCATTTGTTAAAAAAGGAAATATTACAACTTCTAATGACCATTCAACAGTTGGTTTCTCTAGTGAACAAGTAGAAATAATGAATGCTTCTGATGATAGAAGTTTAGTTGCAATTCATAATCATCCTGGAAACGGAACTTTTTCAATAAAAGACATTTATACTTGCTATGAATATGATAAAATAGGTGGTATAATGGTAGTTACAGAAGAATATGTGTATTCTTTGAAACCTGACTTTAATAAGTTTACTTTAAATATGAATAAAGGTTATGATATAGAATTTGAAACAAAATTAGGTGATATTAATGATGAATTATTAGGCAAGTATCCGATGTTTTCAAATAATCAATTATATCACATGGCATATAAAAAAATATTTGATGAAATGGGATGGGAATATGGAAGAGAAAAAAGAAATAAAAATTGATGGATTTGATGATAGAAATATCGAAAATCAAATTGAGAGAGTCTTGAAAAAAAGCAGAGAAAAAAGAGAATTAAATATTGATTTTTTAAATTTACTTGTTAATAGAATTAATAATGGTTTAAGCACTTTTGAAAAAGAGTTGAATTCTATTCCAGAAAAATATAAAAAACAATTTACAGAATTGTATAAAAATAGTAAAAAAGATTTATAATTACTACCATAGGGGACTGGAAACAGTTCCTTTTATAGTGCTTATAAATGCACTAAGTCGATATAAATATCGGCTTTTTTCGTGTGACATAGCAACGATAGGACTAGTAATATTTTAATTCACACGTGGACGTGACCACGAAAAAAATACGAAGGAGGAGAAATATATGAAACGTGAATTTTTAGAGGGCTTAGAACTCGATAAGGAAACCATTGATACAATAATGGCTGAGTATGGTAAAGTTACTCAAGGACTTAGAGAGGAAAAAGATACCTTAAAAACTCAACTTGATAGTGCTAACGATGAAATTAAATCTTACAAAGATATGGATATCGATAGCATTAAAAAATCAGCATCTGATTGGGAAACTAAATATAATGATTTAGTAAAAGAACAAAACGATGCAAAAGAAAAGAGTATTAGAGAAGAAAGAACTAATGCTTTTTTTAATGACATTAAATTTGCAAGTGAAAGTGCAAAAGCAGGAGTAATAGCACAATTTAATGCAAAAGACTTTAAGTATGATGAAGAGTCAAAAAAGTTTTTAGGAGCTTCTGAATGGCTTAAAGACTTACAAGAAAAGGACAGTGGAGCATTCCTTAGCAATGTTGCAAATCCTAAATTTACAACTAGCCCAAATGTTCCAAATAATTCAAGTTCAATGGATGAGGTCTTAAAAGTAATGGGCCTATCCGCAGAGAAAGAAAAATAAGGAGGAAAGATTAAATGAACAATATTGAATTAAGTACAGTTTATTTACCTTTACTAGATAAGGTTTATAAACAAGCTTCAAAAACTGCTATTCTAGAAGGAGATGAAGCAGTTATTAAACGTGGTGACAACGGTGAAATAAAAGTCGCAAAATTAGATATGGATGCTTTAGGAGATTTTGATAGAAAATCAGGATATACTAAAGGTTCAACTACATTTAGATGGGAAACTATCAAATATGATAAAGAACGTTCACAAGATTTACGTATTGATAGACTTGATAATGTTGAGGCATTAAGATTACCATTTGCAAAATTATCAAGTGAATTCGTAAGAACAAAAGTGGTTCCTGAAACAGATGCTGCTCGTATTGCAAAAATTGCTGGTACAGATGGTATTAGTTTAAAAGAAGAAACTTTATCAGATGGAGCAAGTGTTATTGCAGCACTACGTGTTTGTAGTAATAAGATGGATGAGGATGAAGTAGATCCAGAAAATAGAATTTTATTTATTACTCCAACACTTAGAGGAACTATTTCTGACTTAGATACTACTAAATCTAAAGAAGTATTAAGTAAATTCTCTACTATTATTGAAGTTCCACAATCAAGAATGTATACAAAAATTGAACTAAAAAATGGTAAAACAGAATTTGGTTATTCAAAAGCAAAAGAAGTATATGAGGCTACAAAAGATACTACTAAACAAGCTGGAAAGACTTACTATACAAAATCTGGAGAAACTTATACAAAATTTACTGGAGATGCATTTGCAAGTGGCACAACTTATTACGAGTTAGTAAGTGAAGCAGGTAAAGATATTAACTTCTTATGTGTTGAAAGAAGTGCAGCAGTAGTTCATATGGAACAATTTATTAAATACTTTACACCAGATCAAGATCAAGATGGTGATGATAATGTATTTAAATATAGAAATAATAACCTTTATGGACACGTATATGAAAATAAGTTAGCAGGAGTATACTGCTCTTATAAAGCCTAGAGGTATTTAATGAGTACATTCATAGGCATGGGTGCAAATAAGATGGTAGATGAAACTGCCATCTTATTAAGCTCTTTAAAGTGTGATAAAGAAATTCTAGAAAATCAAGTTAAAGAATTAACTGAAAAATTAATTACTTTAACTGATGAAAAAACTGAACTAGAAAATCAAGTTAAAGAATTAACTGAAAAATCAAATAAAAAAAATCAAAAAAATTCTGATAATTCAGAAGAATAGGAGGTTGAGGGTATGCTAACTAAAATAGTTGATTATAATTATTATTCTAATTTTTATGGAGGTTCTAGCATACCAGAATCTTCGTTTAATAAATATTCAATAAAAGCAAGTTTTAGAGTAAATAATTATACTTCAAATAAAATAGATAGTTCTAATTTATCAGAAAATATAAAAAACACTGTATGTGAAATTGCGGAAGTTTTATATAGTCGAGATTTATTGATTTTAGAATTGGAAAGTGTTGAAAAAAAAGAGGTTGCAAGTGAAACAGTTGGTCCACATTCAATTTCTTATGTTTCAAAAACTAATATTTTTAATCAAAGAGTTTTAAATGACAGTGAATTAGATCAAAAATGTTATGAAATCTGTTATAACAATTTAGCTTGCACTGGGTTACTATATCGAGGCAACTAATGTTTCCAGATACCATAACAATTTATAATATTGAAGATAATATTTACTATAGAAAAGAAGTTAAAAATGTTTTTGCACACACTTCAAAAATAATTTCGAAAGATGGAACTGGGGAAAAATATACTTCGGTCCATAATGTGATTTTTTCAAGTATATCACTTAACGACTTTGTTTCAAATATCGACTATAAAAAATTAAGTGATAAATCAAAAAAATTTACATTAAAACCAAATGATATTATCGTTTTTGGAATATTTGGTGATGTAAATAGTTTATCAGATATTCAAAAAAGTAATATTGAATATTTTCTGATAAAATCAATTTCAACTAATCAATATGGAAATTCTATGCTTCAAAATATTGAGGTAACAGATTGAAAATTAAAGCTAAACTTGTTTTGCCAAATGATTTAACAAAATCAGTAGGGTTAAACGAAAGTGGAAAAGTTCAAAAGTTTATTGATAGTTTTGTATTAAATCATTCTAAACCTTATATACCAGGTAAACATATTTACGATTCTGGTGTAATTGCTACTAGAATAGGAAGCGGTAAAGTAATTTGGGATAGTCCTGATGCTAATTACCTATATGAAGGTAAATTAATGGTTGATCCTATTACTTTAAAAGGCGCTTTCTTTGCTCCTGATTATGGTTTTTGGAGTAGACCAAATACCCCTAAAATTATAGATCCAAAAGCGAGAAATTTAAATTTTCACGGTGGGGGAGTAAAAGGCTCAAAATGGTTTGACAGAATGATTGAAAATGAAATGGATGATTTATTAGATGGAATAGTAAAAATCATAGGAGAGAGTAATGAGTAAGAACAAAGCAGTTATTGAATGTATAAAAGAATATTTTAAAGGGTGTCCTTCATTAAATAAGCTTTCAAAAATAAATGTAGATTATTTAAATACAAGTTCTAACGATGGTGAGTATTGGTCGATAGAACCTATTGAAGCACCTGTAATTTTGGGTAAAAATATACTTGGAACAAAAATTCATAAACAATGTCAATTTATTGTTGCAAGCAGAATGTTTTTTGACCCAATTAATGATACTCAAAATATAAAAAACTTACAAGTATTTGATGAAATAAGTGATTGGATTTATTCTAATAATAAAAAACATATTTTTCCTCAATTAAGTAATGATGAAACACCTACTGGTATTGAAGTCATATTGGGAGGAAATTTATATGGAGTAGATAAAACAAATACAATTGCTAGATATCAAATGACCTGTAAATTGCTATATGATAAGGAGGAAAAAAGTATATGGCATTAACATTATTAGATGGAAATAATAAATTTAATCGTGAAGACCACGTTACTATGTTCAATTCAAATATTACTTCTTGTGATGAAAATGGAATCGTTTATGGTGAAACGCCTTCATGGGTCCCATTTGGGGAAGACAACGATGAAATTACAAGAGAAATAAATAATGAAACTGAATCAAAGAAAAATGTTTTGGGCAAAACAAGTGTAGATCACAAAAAAGGTGCTCAAACTACTGAAATTGATCCAATTGCTATTAGAGGTAATGATGTTTTATCAAAGATATTATATTTAATGTATAAATATGATTTAGTTGGTGATAAAGCGAAATTACAATGCATGGAAGTAACATTAGCAGACAAACAAACTGATGGCGCATATGGAGCATTTACAGAAGATGCAATTGTTGATTTAAAATCTTGGGGTGGAGATACTGCACAAATTAATAGCCCAATTACATTAAATTGGCTAGGAAATAAAAAACACGGTACATTTAATGCTTCAACAAAAACATTTACAGAAACTACTGCAGCATAGAAGGGGGCTAAAAGCCCTCTTTATTTTTAAATTTAATGAAAGGATAATATATGAAAATAATTGTAAAAAATAAATTAATAAAAGAAGGTATATTTGATGAAGATGGTAACAAAATTGGTGAATTAGTTTTTAATCCGAATGACAATAGAATTATGAATAAATTATATAAAATTGTTCAAGATGCTCAATTAGCTTTAAAAAGACTTGATAAATTAGGAAAAATGCCTGATGTAGAAAAATTAAAAAATTCTACATTAACAAGTATAGAAGACTTTGAAAAAGTATCTGATGACATTGATTTGCTATGTAAGGGTGGTCAAATTGAAACGGACACTATTGAAGGTATATTTCAAGATTTGTATGAGATATTTGGCAAAGACACAATAAACGCTGTAACACAAGGAACGCAAGATTTAGAAATGATTGAACCAATAATGGAATTTGTTAAACCATATATAGAACAATCAAGAAAAGAAAAAATGCAAAAATATCTAAAAAAATCAAATACAGAAATAGATGTGTTAGAGTAATGAATGTTTTAACTGATAAGTTACCAACCAAAATTAAAATAAATGGTAAGAACTATGATATAAATTATGATTATAGAACAATAATTAATATTTTAATTGCTTTTGAAGATGATGAATTAAGTAATTATGAAAAGTGCTATATTATGTTAAATAATCTATATAAGGATGAAATACCTAATGAAGACCTAGAAGAAGCGGTTACAAAAGCAATAAGATTTATTGATTGTGATCAAGAATATAAAACAAATACATCAGATCAAAGAATTTTTTCTTTTAAAAAAGATGCAATGTATATATTTAGTGGTATAAATGCTACTCATCATATAGATATTGAAGAAAATAATATACATTGGTGGAAGTTTATGTCTTTATTTATGGATATGAAACCAGATTGTATGTTTGGTGAATTAACTTATTATAGAAAAAGGAAAAACGATGGTAAACTCACTAAAGAAGAAAAAGAACAATATAAAAAGATAAAAGATTTAGTTGATTTGGAAGATAAAGTGGTCACAAAACAATCGGAAGCAAGAAAAGAATTTTTTAAAGAATTTCATAAAAGTTAAAAATAAGGAGGTGTTATATGTCTGACAGTTAAAAAAAGTACAGTGGTTATAGATACAAAATTAAATAATGAAAAAATAACAAAAGATTTTAATAATTTAAAACAAGAAACCGAAAAATTAATAGATAAATATAATAAAAGTGTTGATAGTATAAAAAAACAGGAATTAGCAATAAATAAAATCAATGAAGAAATAAAAAAAACAATGGAATTTGATAAAGTTCCACCAGCTTTTGAGTCAATTGAAAAAGAAAGTATATCTTTGCAAAAAGAACTAAATACAATTGAAAGCCAAATGAAGGATTTATCTACAATTAAATTTAATAATGAGAAAGAAATAAATGCATATGAAAAATGGGAGGCTTCAGGAAATTTATGGGGTCAAAACTGGTTTGATTATGCTGATAAATGGAAAGAAGTTAAGCAAATAAAAGAAAATAATGAGCAGATAAACAATGATTTGGCGAATATCACTGAAAGATATAATTCGTTGATAGTAAAAAAAACTGAATATGATGATAAATTAAACCAGGCTAAAAAAGAATACAAGGAAATGACTTTATCAAATTTAAATTCAGAACTTGAAATTGCTAATAGTAAGCTTAAAGAAACAAAGGATAATGCCAGCATATTAAAAAATAAGATATTTGACTCATTAAATGAGTCACCTACTTTGAAATTTGGTACTGGGATTGATAAACTTGGCAAAAAAATTGATAAATTCAAAAATAAAATATCAAGATTAATTGGCACGGCAATGATATTTAGTTTAATGAGAAATCAGCTTACTGGTCTTAGAAATGGATTTATATCGTTACTAAAACAAAATGATGATTTTAATAATGGGCTAGGGCAAATAAAAGCAAATTTAATGACTGCGTTTGCTCCAATTTATAATGCCTGCTTACCAGCTATTAACTCGTTAATGAGTTCATTGTCAAAATTAGCAGGAACAATAGCAATGTTTACAGCTGGATTATTTGGGACAAGTATAGATGATGCAAGAAAGTCAGCTAAAGGCTTATCAAAAGATTTAAATAAAGTTGGCTCCAGTGCTAAAAATGCTTCTGGAAATTTGGCAAGTTTTGACAATTTAGAAGTAATTGGAAGTTCAAATTCTTCTGGAGGAGTAGATAATAGTGGTGTAAATTATGATACTGAAATTAGTTACAATCAAAAACTTTTAGATATTTTAAATGCAGTAAAAGACTTTATAGTAGAAAATAAAGAATTAATTCTTGGATTTTTATCAGGAATAGCATTTGGTATTCTTGCAATTAAACTTGGAGTAGAGGGAATTGAAGGCTTAGCATTTGGTACAATTTTAGCAGGAATAGTCATTTTGATACAAAGTATTGTTGAATTTATAAAAGATCCATCCTGGGATAATTTTGCAAAAATATTGCAAGGGTTGGCAATTTTATTAACCGGAGTTGCAATAGCAATGCTTGCAGTAAATGCAGCAAATCCCGTTGCCTGGATTATTTTAGCAATAGCAATGATTGTGGCGCTTGTAGCAGTAATTATTAAAAATTGGGATACTGTAAAAAATGTATTAGGTTCTGTAGGTGATTGGATATATAATCACATAATAAAACCAGTTGCTGATTTTTTCAGTGGTTTATGGCAAGGTATTAAAAATGGGGTTAATAGTTCAGTTCAATGGGTAAAAGATAAGTTTTGGTCTATAATAGATTTTTTTAATAATTTAATTTCGAAAATAGTTGGATTCTTCAAGTCATTGGGTACTAAAGTTGGAAATGCTATAGGAAGTGCATTTATTACAGTTATAAATGGTGTTTTAGGTGCTGTTGAAAATATTTTAAATTTCCCACTTAAATCAATTAATAAATTAATTAAAACTATAAATAAAGTTCCAGGCATTAATTTAGGCACATTGCCAACATTTAAATTACCAAGACTTGCAAGTGGTATGGTAATCCCACCAAGACACGAATTTGCAGCTATTTTAGGAGACCAAAAACACGGAACTAATATTGAAGCACCATTAGAAACAATTAAACAAGCAAATAGAGAAGTAATGCAAGAATTTTTAGGTACATTATCAAATTTAAATGACCAAGAAAGAGAAATCGTTCTTAAAAATATGACTTTTGTTCTTCAATTTGGAAGTAGTAATTTTCAAAAAATAGTAATTGATAGTATCAGATTGTCAGAAAAAGAACTTGGAAAGCAATTATTGCTAGCATAGGAGGAAGTAATGAATAAGATTAAAATTATTAATCCAAATGATACAACAGAATATTTTGAAATACCTTGGGAATGGTTGCCTCAAGGTACTCAAGGCCCAATGTTAAATGATTTGGAATCATCTGCTGAAAGGGGAAAATTAAATGGTTATTTAAGCCGTGTTAGATGTGCAGAAATACCGGCTGCAACATTAGACATTGATAAAAGACTTGCCCAAAAAGATTTGTATCCTCTTTTTAAATTGTTAAAATTAGTAAAAATAAAAATATATTATTTTGAAAAATACTTAAATAAATTTGTTACAAGAGATTTTTATGCAAAAAAACCTAATCCTAAAATGTGGAAAGTACCAGAGACTAATGAAACTGATGATATTGTTTATGATAAGTTTACTATTGAATTTAGTGGCTATGGAGATGTTAATTAATGGAATATGCTACTATTGACAATAAAAAAATTCAATCATTTGAATATGAAACTACAATAAATAGTGATGGCAAAATTAGTGGAATATGTGAATTAGGTACAGCTATAATTCAATTGATAAATGATAGTAATGAGTATAGCAACTATAAAAACAATTGGATTTATACACCGCATGGCCCCTTTTATATTTATGAAGTTGAACCTGTACAAGAAAAAGTAAATATTAAATTAAAGTGCTATGACATTAAATACAAATTAGATACGCTTTATGATAGTTCAAAACATACATTCCCTTGCACCTTGAAGGAATGGAGAAACTCAATTTTTGATGTGTGCAATGTTCAATATGACAATTCAGATTTTCCGAATTGTAATCAAATTATTGTGAAAGACCCGTTTGAAAAAGAAAAAATACTTAATCGTAATGTTATTGCAAAAATAGCCCAAGCGGGTTTAAGCAATATTATCACTGACAATTTGGGCAAATTTTATTTTAGTTGGTTTAATGATACCTTGCATATAGCAAGTGATTGGCTTGAATTAACTACAGAAAAAACATCATGCAAGGCATTTAACTATGTAGTATTAGGGCGCGGTGATAGTGGAGATGATTATGGCTATCCATTAAAACCACCGGAAGAACCTATTACTTTTAGAATTGATAATAATTATATATTAGATCCTCAGGATACAACCTCTTCAGCTGATCAACGTGCTTCAAGCATTATTCCATTATACAATCGTATAAGCGGATTTCAATTTACAAAATTTAAAATTAGAACTAGTTTTATAGAAAATAAATTAAATATTAAACTTGGAGATAAAATTAAATACACTGATATATGGGGTAATATTATCACGTCTTATATAATGACTAAAAAAATTAAATGGTTGGGTGGAGATTTAGCAGACTCAGATAGCTATGAAATTACATTATCAGCAGATGAAATTAAAGAAAATTCAACTGAAAAAATTTATACGCAAGATAAGAATGAGGAAATTAAAGAGATTTCTAGAAAAACTGATAAAAATGCTGGTAAAATTGAAGATTTAATTTCATACGTTGGTGATAGATCTACTAAAAAAACTTCAATAACACAAGATATTGATAAAATAATGTCAAGAGTAGAAAATGTAGCAGATTTAACTAGAGAAGTTACTTCTACATCATATATTGAAATCACAAATGCATTTAAGGACAATGCTTTGAAATTTGAAATAAGTGGTGAAATGTCATTAATTTATCCAGAAGATACTCTTTACCCAGAAGATACATTATATCCACTCGATAGTTA